ATCTTAAACATATTATTCCCCTCCTATATCATTATATTTAGCCATAAACAACAAACACATTAAACCAATTCCACAAACACCACCAGCTATAAATGCTAATAACAACCATAAAACAAACATTTTAACCCCCTCCTATTTATGCTCATTATTTGCACCCCACTTTTCATCTAACTTATTATAATCTTCTAAACTTAACTCTTCATACTCAATATCTACACAATCTCCCTCATGACAAAATGGGCAAGCATTACTAATCACAAACTCATCGTAATCATACTCTGGGATTATCTCAGAATGGTCAAAACTTTCACCACAATGCCTACAAATTACCTCTAATGGCTTATACTCATACAAATATTTAGGTGGTTCATTATCAAAATTATACCAATTAGCATCAATATCCCCACCAATTCTCTTAATCTTAAAACCATATTCAGAAGATAACTTCTTAAGTTTTGCCATAAATTCCTCTATGTTATTACAATAAGGGATTTCAACACATACGTTAATTCCATTTTCATCAACGGAAGTACTATATTCAGAACAAATGTAACCACAAAGAGTTAAATCCTCCTTAAGCTCTTTAACCTTAAGAATATTAGCATCAGTAACTATAAATATAGAAGCTCTTTTAGGAATAAATCCTTCTAATTTATTTCGTAATTTATCATTTTCCATCTTTCGTAAATCTGAAGTTTTTAACCACTTCTCATATTCAGGATTTGGTCTTATAGTACTTCTATCAATTTCAACCATGTAAACCAACCTCCCTCAAAACATCATCTGTCAAAGACTCATATTCTATCTCTACACAATCTGAATGACCACAGTAAGGACATTCATTTTCAATATAAAGATCAATACCATCCCAATAGCTATGAAGTTCAGAATGGTCAAACTTAGCCCCACAATATTGACAGGTAACTTCCAATGGTTCATATTCAAATAAATATTCAGTAGTATCATAATAACCCCAATCAACATAATCTACAACATGTTGTACATCCGCATGTTTAACCACACCTTTGGAACACAAATCAAACAACAAATTAGTAAAAGCTTCCTTTTGTGTGTCATCCGTAAATGACACAGTCATATGAATCTCAATTAACCCATCCTTATTACCTTCATCAATAAAATCAAATTTATAACCATAAAATGTAAAATTCGTCTTATCAATGTTCTTCATATCCACTTTTTCTGGATTAATAAAAAGATATATTAAATGTTCACCAGTTCTAACAGGTATTTTCCTATCAATACTAACACCATAACTAGGATTTTCTCTTATTGAACTTCTATTGATACGAACAAAATATTTCACCTTAAACATCCTCCTCTATTTAATTTTTAATTTGCGCTTACTCTCAAACTCATTCTCAATTTCCATCCATAAATCAATTACAGCGTTTCTTAATTCCTCTTCTAAATTCTCATCCTCTACAATTTTAATAGCTTCCTTAAGTGAATTGCTTAACTTTCTACCATTCAACTCATATACAGAAGTGCCCAATGTAGACTTCAAAAACTGTAAGTTTTCCTTAATATCATCTATACCATAATCATAAATAATTGATATGGTAGCTCTATTGTATGGTTTCCATACTGATGACTTACAAACTTCTATTTCAGTCTGAACTCCAACAACTTTCTTGACTTTCTTGCCCTTAATAGTTTTCTCCTCGGTAATCTTCTCAGAACCAACACAACGGAGTCTAAGACTGGAATAGAAACCAACTGCCTCACCACCTGGAGCCTTATACCGCTGTCCATAAGGGCCAGCATCCAAATTTTGCCTAACTTGATTGGAACATACCATAAGAAAGTTTTTCTCTCTCAATGTTCGACATGTTAACCTTAGTTGTTCACTAAATTCTTTAGCCCTACGCATGCCGTATTGGTCTTTACCATCAGCTTCCCATTCGGTAGTTAGAGCAGCCAAGCTATCTACAAATATACCATGCACCTTGTCCTTAGGTTCTGGATTCCATTTTCTGACAGGTTCAAATACTTCAGCCACAGTAGCAGGAATATCATAGTCAGTCTCTTCAATATTTAAGCCAAATAACTTAGCAAATTGTTTGTTAAGACGAGCCTCTGGATCACGAAACATAATCTGCCCACCTTGCCTAACTACATTTCCTGCTATTTCGCAAAGCAGGACGGTTTTACCCGTCCCGCTTGGCCCAAATATCTCTACAAGAATTCCGCTTGGGATACCACCCCCTCTAACCCTGCCACCACTAATAGCTAAATCAAGTAAAGTGGAACCTGTAGAGATCATCACCTCCTCATTGCCAGCAAATGGCTTAAGCTCTTCTAATTCCTGCATGCTATGTTCTTCTATTTGTTCACTCAATTTACGCCTACCCACCTAACTCATCCTTAGCATCAGCACAAGCATTCCATTCTATACAATCAGCACATTCTGGATATGATCCTTCATCCCTACCAAACTCATGCCCATATGGACACTTTCCATCAGCTACTGCAAGTTTAGGCTTAGACACAATAATCTTAGCCTTACGAGGTTCAACATCTTCATCGTCCTCATCTTCATCAATTTCATCAACTACTTCATCGATTGCCTTATCCACATCAGTAACAGCATCATCTTCACTATCAAAGAATTTAGCCTCAATTTGTTCATATGGAAGCACAACCAATACTTCATCTAAATTAGGCACTTTGTCAAGAATGCTCTTATCATACTTCTTTTCTCTCTTCTCAAAATCAATTCTACTGGTATCTGCAAACTTATTCTTACCAAACTGCTCTTCAGTAAATCTAATTCTAAGAGTATACCCATCCTCTAAATCTGGAAAATTAGCATATTCTGGATTTTCCTCAAGCTCTGTACTAAGTTTATTCTGAAACAAGTGATCACTAATGTCCCAAACATAAGGCCTTTCCTCATAGTTCTTATTGTCTAAAGGAACAACTATATATAAATTACGTAAATATGTCTTTAATGCCTTAACAGAATCATCTCTCCAATCTTTACCTTCTTTCAATAACCTTTGTTTATACTCACATATTGGACAACGCTTACCAATACTTGTAGGACACACCAAAGGCATATTATTATATCCAATATTCCTATGAAGCTTAAATGGTCTCTTATACCACAAAGCTCCAGGAACAGCAATGCCTAATTCATCATCTCTATCTGGATGATTGGGATCAGTAACCACATATGGTAAAATATCAAGTTTAACTCTGCTACCAGGTTCCTCCTTAAATACATTAACACCCTTTGGTAATTTCAAATAACCATATTGACTTTTCTGACTCTTTTGTTTTTCAATATTAGCTCTTACCTTATCTGCAAAACTAATTTTCTTTTTTTCCATTTAAATAACCCTCCTTAATTTCTTTCTTTAAAACTTCTCCAATTGCCTTTACCCTACCCATGTGATACATTAAACTAAGTAGATAAAGGTAATATGGAAACACCAAAATTATACCACTAATTAACAAAACCCACAACAATAATCGCATCTAGTTCTCCTTTCCTATTTTAATCATTTTATTTATTTCCCTTTGCCTTTCTGCCTGTTTCTTCTCCCACTCCTCCGATAAATCCCTTGGTGTTGTAGGCCCTGCAAAATAAGACATACCTAACAACTTAACTAAATTCTCCAATGCTGACTTCTTCTGATCCATTGCTCTAACTGCAGCCTGCACCATCTCATACTCATATTTTGCTTCAATGTACTCTTTATTTGCCTCCTCATACTCTGGTTGAAGTAAGATAGTATTCTCAAGTGCAGTTTCGGTAATTTTAGACAACCCATATTTCTCTGGATTAGATCGTATTTCCTTGTCAAGTTTAGCTTTAAGTACATCTAACCTCTCCGATGCTAAATCCAATGCTTTTTTAGCATGAGCCATATGAGCACAATATCTCATCATTAACATTGGTTGCATTTTCCATTCCAAATCCAATGCAGTTTCATCAATATTGATATCCTGTTCATAATTTAAATCCACTTCTTTCACCTCCGTTAACACCCAGGGTATGGTAGAAGTTCCTTATTACCAACATATTTACTAATGTCTTTGTAGACCCAACATATCCAAGTGTTGCCATCATATTGACTTGGAAAATAAATCTTGTCTTTATCTTCAGCCACAAACCTGGGCATGTGTGGCCCTCCAAAAGCAGTATTAAATTCAACATCTAAAATAGGATGATTTAAGTCAATTTCTATAGACGCTTCCACTTCATCTTCATCGGCCCAACCAGGATAAGAAACACACCCAAAATCTTCATCTTCTTTAATAGGCTGATAAATTATCCTGCCATTCTCAAAATCAAATCCTTCATCTTTTAATTCCTCCCTTAAAGTAGCCATTTCCTAAACCTCCTAAAAGTAAATATTATTATTCCCCTAATATACAAAACTTCTACTTTTCTTTTCTAATCACACATGGTGAACCATCCCATTTCTCAAGAAATCCACGCACAAAACAATCACCACAACAATAATATTTATCGTCAACCACAATCATATCCTTGCGCGGCCAATCCATATGACACACTTCACAATCTACATATAGTTTGTTAAAACAATCACGGCAATAATGATGCCCACCTCTCTTAATAACCTCGCTCTTTTTTGGGATCAGCACACCACAATTATCACAGTGCGTAGGAATCTCCTCATAGCATGCTCTACAATAATGTTTACCATCAATATCATCAGCCCAAGCTTCAACAAGACTACAAAACTCTGGAGCACCACATTTCTCACAATAACAAAAATATTTGTCAAAACATTCCTGACAATAGAAATAACCACATGCCTCTATACTTTCCCCTTCTAACAACTTCTTACCACACCGATAACATATCGAACTATCCCACTTCATAAGAGGCACCTCCAAAACTAAATATTATCCCCCCTACCACACAAGCAATTATAACACACCATCAAATATTTGTCAAGTCCTTATGATGGAATAACAT